CGGGTCTGGCTTTTCTTCTCTGGAAAGCTCGACGTGGAAAACCATGGGGCCGGATGGCTGCTCAAACCACCCGTCTTCGGCCATCTTCTGTGCCGGACCATCTGGACTTCACTTGATGAAGCCGTGAATTCTTTCGCGTCCCCTGGTGGTCAGCCAGTGCGCCCCACTACGTCGCTCCAGAAAACCTCACGGCGAGTCGCAAAGCGCTCGAATCGCGAGGGATCAACTCCCGCGCAATGGCGACGGCGTACTCCTTGCGCGCCTTCTTCGCCACTCGGGGCTCCTTCACCCATCGGCCCTCCGTGCGATACTTCAAAACACGGGGGTCAAGATACTCCGGAGCGCGCGTCACAATAGGGTGCGGCGCAACGAAGTCTCGGATGAATAACATCTCTTCTAGAGTCTGTAGGTGGGGTACATTCAGGTAGCAGCGCCCATCGCTGCTCCCGAACGTTTTCTCGATGTGTATTTGGGATTGCACATCGATGCCGAACAATTTCTCGACCAACAATCTGGATTGAATAGACACATTTGGTTCTTTTTTCCATGAGTCCATACCGAGCTCCAACAGATCCCGCTTCCAAGGGTCCAACTCAGTTGAGCATTTCCTCGGATCGTAGGATTTCGTGAGTTCGCACACCTTGTGGCAAACGGGGCCGATGATCGGGCAATCGTTCAGCATGTATTTGGCGCTTAACGCGCGGGCACGCAACATAGCATGATGCGTCTTATCCGAGGCGTACGTGTATGATTGCGGCATCACAAAGAAATTCCGTAAGAACTTCCGAGGATCCGAAACGATTTTCAATTCGACAATGTCACACACAACACCACAGAAACTGGCAGTCCCGAAATTCTCGAACTTCTCGGGTTTCAAGACAATGCCTAGTCCCGCAATAATTTTCTCGTCGCACTCATGGCCCAAACATATGCCGTCATCGCCTTCGATCAGACCAATGAAATGTTTTTGCATATCACGGGCCAAAACTTCCGGCGGTGAGACTGGGTCTCTAGTGCGGCACTTGAGATACGACATGAGGAGGAAATTGAGGACGCTATTCAAGGACGACGTCCACATTGCCCCACTCATCAGGCGTTGGAGAATGGTCACTACAACGCCCCCGAAATCACACACATTATCACCACGTAGCATTCGCGCCAAGCACCGCCGGAAATGCGGCGTACCGACATTGCGGCACATATGCATTATCCAAAACACGCCTAACTCCGCGAAGACACCCTGATGGTGTGCCTCAAAAGACGTGAAATCGGTGCTCATGACCGGCTGGTGCCCAAACAGCTCATACATCATCCGCGGCCTGTCTATGGCACTACGGCCCTTGACAAACCATGGCATCGCGAAAACCTTATTGTCGATTGATGACATGAGCGGACCTAATAATGCTTTAGATAGGTCCGTGTAACTGTTAATGCTCCGTGGGAATTTCGGTTTCTCGTAGCCTTCCGACTTGATAAAGCTCTTGTTCTTGACGAGATCTTCCGAATGTGCAACATAACCCGTGAGTAAATCAGCGAAGTGTTTCTTCAACCTGCCGGAGTAGCTCGACGAATCGAGCCAGTCCTCAGTCGTCTTGACTTCGTTGTTCTCCAGCGGCTTGAATTCCTTCATGATGAGGGCTTTCGCATATGCTTCAAAATCCGCGATCCTATTCACTTCTGGAACAGGCATCTTGCGGCAGAACCGCTGGATTGCACTGGCAATGATGTTGTCGGTGTGCTTCCGGTTGGGGAGGTGGGAAAGAAAGAGGGGTAGTTGAGATTTTGCGTCATACATATTGTAACTACTAAGACTGGCTTCAACTGTGTCACTCAGAAACAAGCGCTTCACGCGTACTCGCATATCATCACTATGTTCAGAAAGACTCAACTGGTAATGCCCCGCCTGATATCCGGTGACGAACAGGCGGGACCCAACGCCACCCCTCAGTTTAAACCTGCTTCGGCCGCGGCCATGCGGTAATGCGCCCACCGGGCCTTGCAAAACTGCATTTCCAGGACGGCGTCGGTCGCCTCGTGGAGCCGCGTGTTCACGCTCGTGACCCTCGATAAGGCACGTCGCGTGCATTCGATCCCGGCCTGGCTATTGTCGGCACTTGGTATATAACCGACTAAAGCCGCCGTCAGGTTGAATCGCACCGTCTTCTCCACCTGGAAGCAGCGCACCCACGTGCTTGACCGGCGCTTGAGAGTGCGCCAATGCAGCGTGGCGTATTGCGCCGCGCACTTGAGCGGGCCCGTGTGGTTCGGGTTGCGACGATCAACTCCCAGATCTTCGGCAGGCTCAAGCGTGACATAGACCCGATGCAGATCATAGTCGCGATCATCACCCTCCATGTACTTCATGGTACACACCTGCCGCATGTAAGTCACCATGAAGGCCAACACGGTGATTAAAACCACCATTGGCCATTCCGTCGGATGATGAAGACAGCACATCGCCACACAAAAACACGAACAAACCTTCGCCATGAGCTTGGCACTGAAGCCCGTTGGGTAACGGAACTCACCGTACTTAAGCCACAGCTTGTCCGGGTCGGGGTTGGTGCGCAGGAGCCATTGCCGGTGGCTTCGATCGTCGTCCTCGACCTTCTTGCCGTGGTAAGCAACCGCCGCATCGAACTGCGCCTGATCCATGGTGCGCATCCAAGTGGAACACCACGAGTCACTGATCGACCAGACGTGGACCAACCACCGCGGCGTGTTGTCGGGATAGTCGTTAAGCGGCCAGACATTCATCTCGTCATTCGGCTTGGACCTCCAATGGAAGTCGTAACTGTCGTCGAGATTCTGCCCACGCAGCTCCATGATGATGGCGCCATCGATCTCACCATGCTTCTTCTCAGTAGCAATACGGGCTTGTTCGTAGGCTTGCTCCCTGGCGGCGGCGCAGCGTTCCCCAAGCGACTTCGGCGCGGCCGCTGCGGCCGCCGCTTTGCCGTCAGCGTTGCCAAGTGCATCAAGAACTTGATCCACGGCTGCAGCCGCCGCACCCGGCGCACGACCACCACCTCGCCGCCGGCCCTTC